CCGAAAGGGGCCCCTTTTTTGTGCCTCCATCCAAAGCGGGCAAGGTTATGAGTCTGTACTCAGAGTTTCTGGCCGACGCCAAGGAGATGATCGCGGACTTCGGAGTCTCCGGCTCGGCTAACTCTGGGGCCATCACCTTCTCCTGCCTCATCTCCGACCCCGCCGTCATGACCGTCCTTGAAGCAGGGGGGTATTGTGAGCGGACCCAGTACTCGGTCAGGCTCCCCGCTGTAACGGCCTCCTGGAGCCTCCCAGACGGCTCTACGGGGTCATCTGCGGCCCTACTGTCGGGCGGCGTCCCCATCGCCAGCCTAGGACAGGGGAAGAAGATTGTCGCTGGCGGGAAGACCGTCCGCATCACGACCCAGACTTACAAGCCTGCGTCGGCATGGATCACGCTCGTCGTCATCGACGATAACCAGTAAGGCCGTGGTGACGGTCAGCATCCCGCCTAAATCGCTGTCCGAGTTTAACGCGCAGCTGACAAGGGTGGCTACAGAGATTGGCATGGACGCTCAGAGCATGGTGTCAAAACAAGCCATGCTTATCTGCGCGGACATGGCGACCTTCACGCCAGGGATGCCAAAGGGCGGAGGACAGGGACTTACAAAACACGCCAAAGCCGCTGGCGAAGGCGCCGTAGCTGGTGACATCCGAAAACTTTTTATCGCAGTAGGCGACCGTAACATCAGCAGCCAGAAGGCAATCGTCTTTCGCTCTCTGGCTCATGCGACTCAGAGCAACAACCGCGGTATGTTTGACAGCATCATTAAGCGGTCACGCATCGAGACTCTCCGCATCTCGCCGATCATGACGAAAATCCTGAACGACCAGAACTATGACCGGGCGTTCCTGAAGGCTAAGAACTACCTAGCCCGAGTCCCTGTCTCGCAGAATGAGTACGGCGTCGAGTACGCTAAAGACCTTCGCTCGCACCACAACCGCGTCAAAGCGAAGTTCGGTGGCCGCATCCAGCGAGGCCAGAAGATTGGCGAGCCCCGTCTCCTGGTTGAGTCTAAGCAAGAGCTCGACGCGTACATCAAGGAGCGTCAGGCCGCCGTCGGTCGCACCAAGGCCGGCTGGCTTCGTGCGCTTAACATGATCCCGAAGCCCCTCCGTGCCAATGTTGCCAGCGGTAACTTTGGCGCTGGATTGCGGAACGCTGGCTGGATTGCCCGTCACGGTGGACAGGGTCAGGCCACTAGTTCTTACACTGACAAGAATGCACAGGTAACCATCCAGAACTTTATCGGCAATATTAACTCTATTGCAATAAATGCAGACACAATGGCCTTAGCCCTGGGCAACCGAGTTAAGCAGATGGAGTCCGACCTAAATAAATACATCGCCCGTACCAAGCAAAAGATGGGACTCTGATCACTTGTCCACGCGAACCCGGACAAACACCGGGTGACGCAGGGAGCCTTGTGGGGTCTTCATCTGGAAGTCTAACTCGGCAGTCTGGCCAATCAGCTGAGAGCGGGTGGCGAGCAGGGCAGAGCGGGTGGCGTTGTCCATGCCCGTGCCGACGCTGACCAGGCGACGTCCGCAGCGCACGACGATGTGGCCAGCCATGCCAGCGCACTTGCCCGTGCCTTCGACCACGTCAACAATCTCGGCGTCAGTAGTGTCGGCGTCCTTGACCTTAAGCCAAGCCCTGGAGCGGATGCCGTGGGCATAGGGGGCAGCGGCGTCCTTCACCATGGCACCCTCGAAGCCCTCGGAGGTAAAGCGGACAAAGGCTTCCTCTGGGGTGCAGGAGACGCTGGGGATGAGCAGGAGGGAGGAAGGGTAGGACTGGGCGAACAAAGCCTCCAGCGAAGCACGGCGGGTGCTGTAATCGCCAGCCACGGATGGAAGGTCAAACAGCCAGACGCGGGCATCGTCGGCAGAGCGGTCAGAGCGGAGGGCGCCGACTGAGGTAAAGAACGACTTGCCGGAGACGGCCTCGCCATCGAGCGACCAGACGCCGTCCTTGCCAGCCAGGAGGTCAAGCACCTCGTCGGCCAGATGGTCGAGGGATGGCATCGGGTTGCCGTTGCGGGTCTCAAAGCGGACGCTGCGGGTGGACAGGTCCGCCGTGATCAGGACGCGCAGGCCGTCGACCTTGGGCTCGCAGACGTAGGAAGCGGGTGTCTCGCCGGCATACAGGCGTGCCAGCATAGCGCCGTGGCGGGCCTTGGGGGTGCGTGCCTTTGGCTGACGCGGAACCGCATCCTCGAACATGGCGAAGAAGGCGGCAAGTGTTGGGTCCTGTTGGCAGAGCATTGGTGGAACGACCCGAGTAAGCCACCCCTTGCCCCTTCCGTCAAGCCCCTTTCCCTACCAAAGCGGGCAAAGGAAATGGGCACTAAGAGCATCAGGCATATCGTGGAATCCACCGTCGCGACCTACCTCTCGACCCAGACCGACCTGACAACCATCACCTTCCTGACGGGCGACAGCGCCGCAACTCAGACCCTGCCCAAGGCCGTGGTCCTCTGCGAGTCTGCCCGGGCACCTTCCGACCTCCCCGAGGGCCTCGGCAACTTCAGCTGCTCGGTCCGCATCACGCTCTTCTCGAACGCTGACGATACCACCCTCGCCGATCACCGCCTCCGCTGCGCCGCCCTGTCCGGCAACATGCGTGACCTGACCTCCATCAAGGCGGCCTTCACGGCCACGGGCGACGCGTCCTGCTATGACGTCACCATGCAGTCCGAGGATGAAGGTATCGACGAGCGCTCTTGGGCAACGTCCTTCAGTTTCGACATCCTCACGGTCTTCCCGGCCTAATTCCAAACCGCCCAAAGGTATATGGCCGCCATCAATAACGGAACGACCTGCCTCTACGGTGTGGCTGGTACTGTCACGAACCTCTACGTCCAGAGCTACTCGCTCTCGTCCTCGTTCAACTCCGAGGCCACGGTGGTCGATGAGACCGGCCTGACCAAGACCCACCGCCTCGACGATCGCAAGTCCGAGATTACTATCGAAGGCATCTGCAAGACCTCGACGATGCCGGTCCTCGGCGCCGCCCTGAGTTTCACGTTGAACGCCCAGACCGCTTATCCGTCTGGATCGGCTTCCGTTTCCTTTGCTGGTACGGTAACTTCTGTAAAAGAGACCGGCTCTAACAAGGGCTTTACCCAAGTCTCCATCACGGCCATCGACTACGAAGGCATCACGCCTGCCTAATTGACTTAGCCCTAAGTGGGCTACACTAGGCGGCATGGACAAACGGTTCCTCGCTGCCTTTATCGACCCGGCTCCCTTTCGGCTGCTGGGTCGTTCTATGTACCCGTGGTGCCTCAAGTACCGGGTGCGCCTGATGGCCTTTGACTCCCCGCTGGTGACAGGCTCCCGCGGCATCACCCCTGCCGACCTTATCTTCGCCTGCCAAGTGTGCGCTGAAGAACCCCTGGGCGACATTGGTTGGCGAGACCAGCTGCGGATGATGTCCCTATCCCGCAACCCTGCCAAGTTCGAGGCTATGCTCGAAGCATTCTCCGGCTATATCCTAGTCAACGATTGGCCTAAGTTCTGGGAGCAAACCAAGAAGAGTAGCGGAGGAAGCAAGGGCGTGCCTTGGCCCCTGTCCATCGTCGCTAACCTTATCGCCAACGGCATCGACGAGAAGCGCGCGTGGGAGATGCCGGAGTGCCAAGCCATCTGGCTCAACTCCGCCCTGGCTATCTCCAAGGGTGCGGACGTGGCGATCATGTCGCCCGAGGAGGAAGCCTTCATGGCCGAGGAGGAAGCCAAGGATGCCGCGGCGGCTGCTTCCAATCCTGCAAAGGTACCTACTCCCTGACATGGCCCAAGACCTGACAGTCAATATTAAGACCACCTCGGACGTCCCGCAGGCGATGGACAAGGCCAAGGCCGCTACTACATCTTTTAGCGCTCAGGCTGAATCCATTGGTAAGAAGTTCAGCATGGCATTTAAGGACATTGCCCTTGGTTTTGTTGCTCCAATGGTTCTGATTAACCATTTAGTATCATTTATCTCTCAGGGCATTGAAGACGCTAAAAGACAAGCGCAGGAGGGGTTTGATTTAATTGCTAAGGGGGAAACCAAGCTGGCTACCAGTGAACAAACGAGGCTCGCAAACTTTCTAAAGATTAAGGCAGCCAACAAAAAAGAAGCAGAAGACGTTGAAGCTGGAATGAAGAAAATGGCTATGGAATATTCTTTCACCAAAGAAGGAGGAGCAGCCAAGGATAAGTTTCTTTCTGAAGGATCAAATAGATTCCTAGTTCAATCAATGGGAATGGGTCAGCCAAGCTACGAACTTTTGTATAAAAACAAGGAGTTCCAGAAACGGATGTTAGATTCCTTTCTTCAGTCTGAAGAGGGCAAAAAGTTTGTCCCGATTTTAAAAGACAAAGAACAGAACTTCAAAGGCCCTGAAGGCTTCTCCAACGTCGTCGGCGTTGGCGCTAACCCGGTCATGGAAGCCATGGCCGAGCAGATCGAACTTGCCCGCCAGCAGCTTGTCGAGCTTCAGAAACTTAACGCCAACTCAGGCAACGCTGGCGTCCCCACCGACTTTACCAAAAATACTAAATAACCATGGCACGCATCGACCAGGGCAACGCCCTCACTAGTCCAATTCAACAGCCTGGAGGGAAGATTCAGGGCGACGGCTACGGCCTGCTTACGGCAACGGTCGTCTGGAAGGCTGATGAGTCAGCTGCCATCGGTTCGGTCATTAACCGCGGTTCTACTTGCCCTATCGGAACCGGACTTGGTACGCTGACCGCGCACAAGTATTCCATTAGTTACGACGCACTAGACATCGCCACCTTGACCGTGGACTACGTCGGCATCGACTCTTCGTACTACTCTGGAGCGCGCACGGAACCGCAGATCACTGGCTCGCAGGGTCTGACCTCTGAGAACATTACAGCTCACCCGAACTTCTTCTCACTGGCTACTGGTTTCACCGGCGCACCTATAGCCGGCGTTGGAACTGGTACGCTGGCCGCTCCTGTTTACGCCACTAAGCCAGTCACTGGAGGATTCGAGTACGAAGGCAACAATGGCTCACGTTTTCAGGAGCAGAACGGCAACAAGTTTCTAGGCTTCAAGGTGGCCGAGTTTAATGGTTATTACGGCAAGACCAACTATCTAGCCCCGACTACATCTTTCTCCGGCCACTTCTACACGACCAATGCGGCCAATGTCACCGGCCTACGTGATCGCGTCGGCAAGACGAGTGCCACAAATCAGTTTAACTCCATCAAGCTAGTGCCAGACTATGTCGGCACAACCTTCGTCAACGGAACTAAACCCCAACTCCTCTTGGCTCAAATCTCATTCGAGGATTTTGGCACCCTCTACAAGGTACAGTATGAGGTGCGTTATAACCGCGAAGGCTACGAGCCTGCAACCTACGCCGCCTCCTAATGAAGATTCAACCAGGCGTTGGCTACACGTTCGACTCGTCCTCTAAGGGCTTTACGTTCGACACGTCCGAGCAGTTTCCTAGCCGTGACGGTTTGGGTGCGACGCACCCGTTTCAGGTCATCAACGTCTCCTATGACTCGGCTAGCAGCGCGTGGCTATTCCAAGTCGTCCCCGGCACGCTAAACAACAACGTCGCCCAGATTGAGGAGGACAGTGTCTGGGTGCTCCTTGACCGCACCTCTGGTGGCGTTCCTGACTGGCCTGTTTCGGTCCTGACGCCTTTCGACGCAACGACGCACGAGTGCTTCATCTACCTGCGAGCTGGCAAGGACGCGACATCGGGCGTCTTCCCGAGCAGCGACGATACCTCGGCTAACTACCCGCGCATCGTCTGCTCCGACACGGCCTTGGCCGACACGGATACTTACGGCTATGTCCTCCTGGCCAAGGCGACCGAAGGCACAGGCCCGGTCTGCTCAGTGGTGCAGTACGTCACCGGCTCCCTCTGGGGCGACCGCATCAAACTTGGTACCATAACGGCCTCGTACTATTACGCACGCATCTGATGGGCACCCTGATCGGAGACTCTTCGACCTACTCGACGTGGGCCGTCCTCCGTACCGCGGTAGACAACGCCTCGGTGGGTGGGTCGCCCGCCAATCAGTACGCCCATAACATCGAGTTTCTGAAGGGCTTTTATACGACCGAAGGCAATGGCTTCATCCGTACGACCTACACCCTTCCGCTTACCTTCGCCCTGCCCGCCTTCAATCTGGACTCTGGGGGCACCTTCTGGAGCCCCAATGCGGACACGAACTTCATCTGGACGGACGAGGACAAGGCGCAGCTTATCGGCGAGGACGTGACCAACGCCGGGACGACCTTCGCGATCACCTCTGACGCCTTTGATGGGTACCCGTCTTGGCAAATCACTTCTGGGAGCGACCCGATTTACACAATCGGTAAACTGACCGCCTTCTAAGCCCACCCCCCCTCCCCCCTTCCAATTGGGGCAAGATTAAGACCCGATGAGCTGCAACACCGTCACCTTTAAGCGCGGCACGAACTTCGGTTCCT